GTCGTTTCGACAGCTCTATAAGGCCGTGATTCCCCCAGCTGTAAGCGCATATAAGGACTTCTGAGGGCTTGTAGCTATTGATGTATCTCGCATAGTTCCTCCAGTCACTATCCCATTCCTTCAGCTCAACTAAGACATCTGGATTTGAGTACAGCTTGCTGTTGAGACGCATTTTTCTCCACAGTTTCTTAGAGCCAGTCTCTTGATGTAGCTTCTGGGTAAATCCAGAAATTATGATAATTGCTTTCATTTAAGAGATGCCTTAGTGTCTGCCTCTATCGTCTCCGTGATTGAGTTTGCATCCCCAGTGGGGGAGTTCATATAAACAGTTCCCTTGTACGCACAGCCAACGGCATAGCCGACGCAGTACATGACTAATAAAATAAATGCGAATTTACTCATTTCTATATGATTCTACCGATTCAAACGATTTCAATTTCTCTTCAACTCTAATGACGACATGATTTGTCGTGATCGACACTTCCATCAGCTCCTTCAAGCGCAACTCAAGATGGTTCAGACCTTCGCGGTTATGCTCAATCTGCGCATCTTGCTTTGCATTGGTTATGATAGCTTCCTTGAGGTCTTCGATGCCGCTGTCGATTATTGATATGAGGATACCAGTAAGAACAGCAGTAGCGATACCCGTGATCCATAGCGCCTTAGTGATTACTGGATCGTTGCTCATGGTTATTTTTTCTTCTGGATGATTGTCGGCTGCTTCTTTTTAATAGTAGTCGATGGTTTCTTCTTGATGTATGTCGTCTTTCGTAGTGGCATTATGCTTTTTGGTTAGGGGATAGGATTAGATAGTTTATATTATTTATCGTTCTGTTACTAGGAAGTAACTAGAGTTTTCAACTGTCACATTTCTAGCGGCAGTTTCGTTCCGCACTTGAGCGTATAGGATGTCATTTTTGTCGAGCGTCACAGCAAATGCTCGGTTGAAAAACCCGACATCCCGACTACCAATTAGGGAATTAATTACGCGAGTTTGAGACGAAACCACCGTGAAAGTTGAGCCGTCGAATCTAATAAATGCAATGGTTATCACGTCGTTGGCAGTGCCTTCTACGACGAAATCATAATTGACTAGGAATTCTCTTGGGTCATTCCCTAGATGCTCAACTTCGTTGTCGCCCCCTGCGGATTGGTCGAAGTGCTGCGCATTGCTTAATGTCCACGTCCCAGCGACATCAAATAATGACACAGTGTCGCTAATGGATGTGGCGGCCTCGGCGGTTACCTCTAACTCACACCCGACAAATGTATTGTCAATCCCCTCGTTATTCCGCCAAGAACACGCAAGATCAGAAGCAGAGATTTGCGTGATATTGGTATCTGACGAATTGAAACCACCATCGCGAGTTATGATTGAGTTTTGGATTTGAAACAAGGACGGTGATGCAAAATTTGATCCAGTAAAGTCGCACAATGGCGCAAGTGATGGTAAATCGACGTTTATATCCAAGATGAATCGACTTACGAAACTCAGCAGTCCTCCAGCCTTGTACAATGGAGCAGTCATAGTTCCTGCTAGATTTCTCGCTAGAATATTTCCGCCACGGAATCCTCCCCATGTCCCGCCTAGTTCAAGCGATGGACTACCTTGGCTTTTCTCGACATTGCTCTCAACCCCCTGTGCAAACTGGGTCAAAGAACCCAGATTTGTGCAATTGGAATACATTACATTTTGAGTAACGAAAAATCCAGTGCCATCATTAGCGAGGTGATAAACTTTAGAATTAGCACCAGTCACCGAAATTGATATTCCATCAATCAGCAGTGAGCCAGAGTCGAGTGCTGCATCTGTGAACATCGTGTAATTGTCATCAGCGCAAGTGAGCTTTGAAATTGCAAACGAGTAGCCGCGAATTTGCAAACCAGTCGGCGGAACCGTGACCGTAACACCTGTCATGTCGATGACTCCATCAATGAGATATTCCTTGGTAGAGTCGATTGTGCCGCCTAGTGTCGTTGCGACATTTGATTGATTTACTATAACCTTACTTGATTGGACTTCCGACCCAAGCCCAAGGTTCGTTCGAGCCGCTGCTACGTCAGGCAAGTCCGACAAGTTAGCACTTTTAGCCAGAAACAGCTCAGAAATAACTGGAACTTGAGGGGTTGCATCTATCGCTTGGTAATTCTCGATCAAGTCCCATAGCTCAATGCTTGCCGTTCCCTTTGGAATAATGACATATTGTGGGCGTGATCCTTCAATCTTAACTTCAAGTATGGACTCTACTCCACTTTCACCGTTGTCCCAAATATCAATTGTGAAGTCTCCAGAGGCATCTGTCTGAACAGAGTCAGAGCTTTGTGCAACAGTCACCCCTGCCGTAGCGTCAGTCCCCAGCTGCCCAAGCGTGAACTTGATCCACTTATTAGCAAATGGCTCATTGTTGACTTGGTTGATGGGGCCTGTAATTGTTGTTGCTGCCATATTATTTCTTGCGAATGCAGGTCTTCTTGGGCTTACGGACTGCTACTCGCTTACTTGCTGATTTCACTTAGACTTCTTCGCTTGCTGGGAACCATCCGTCAGCTTCAAGCTGTTCTCTGGTTCGCAGGTTAGGGGATAGGCTAGGCAAACTTTGCACCAGCCCTAGAATGTTGATTGAGCCGCCCTTGGCTTCGGTGACTGCTGTTTTAATTGTCGTCTCTTCTTCTGGCGTAATCGCTGCACTAATCAAGCCGCTGAAAGCAAGCTCGTCGGCATCAGCGTGTACTGGATGCACTCCGTCTAGTGGGCCAATTGCAATGCGTCCGTCAGTGTGAGTGAGAACTCCACAAAAATACTGCGACGTTTCATCGTCACTGATTCCGCGAGGACGCGCTAACATCCATAGTTCGTGCGAGACTGCGAGTGCGTAGTCCTCAGAGGGTTGTGATAGGATTAGATAATTCATTAAAATATGTTGTGGCGATTATTGATGTTAGACTCGATGCCTACGCGGTTTGCGGATTGGTCGGAGGGGTAGATGATGATTTCTCGGATTTTGCCGTCATATATATTTGATCCGCTTACATATGCAGACCCAATAATCAAGTTTCCTGATGGAGAAGCTAGAGCGCCATCACCACCGCCAGTCCGAGCGACTGGAGCGCCGTCGAGCCACATTGACGTTCCAGTATGCAAATTGCCTGTAGCCTGTATTGCTGTTAAAATATTATCGGTGGCAATCGTCATAGGAGAACTTGAGACCCACGTAATTCCACCGTTGCAGCGCACTGCAACTTCTGGTGTAGCAAAATATGCACCACCACTTGCGAATGAA